ACTGTCACAGAAGCTTTTGTAGCAGGTGTAGCACTATTAAAAAGGGTGTAATTCAACGTATCATTCCAATACGTCGCTGGATTCCCAGGAACCCATGCAGTCATGTAAAAAGTATAATCTACTCCTGTAGGCGGACCACTCACGTTTGAGGCTTTGTAACCAAGAGCATAATTCAAAGTTCCATACTTAGGCGTGTAGAAATTTCCAAACCCAATCAGTATTACACCTACCGTCCCATTCCAAAGAGTAGGAATAGCCACCGGATTTAACGAGGCTGCAACTAGCTGATTATTAACAACTATAAACCCATCACAGTTTGTAAAACACGCTGGATCAATATAAGCTGGCGGCGCAGACGTATCCACGCCGCCAAAGGGAGCTTCTTTTCCACCGTAGGTAATTTCAAGCCCGATATTACCATTCGATAGTTCTGTTGTCTTGATAGCGCCCATTGCCTACTCCTACTTAGTTGCCAGGAACAAGTCAACTTCTCCAGTAAATGTACCGCTAAACGTAAGCGGTCCAGAGAGCCAACCCATTTCGTAGAATGTCACCTGTGTGTCTACTCCAGACGAAGTGAAGGTATAAACTCTACCCGCCACATCTGTAATGATGAACGTCTGTCCAGCAGCCGTCATACCAGTCCACGAACCGCCTTTGACTTTCACATTCGCCGCGCCGAAAGGAGTAGTTCCGCCAGTTGTGATCTTCCAGATACGCCCTGAGAAATCATTCGCCATCTCGGTACTCCTTTCTTAGTTGAAGTTGTAGTGACAGTGGAACACAGCACCGTAGAAGATAGCAGAGCCGCCAGCTTGAGTAGTCAGGTTAAGGTTAAACAAGATCTCCGCATCTGCTGATGTAATCATCGCAGGAGTTGTGACCGGAATGTTTGTTACATAAGGCTGTGCCTGTACTGCGGTTGGAAGGCCGTTAGCACCAAGGGCAATCAAGTTTGTAACCGCCGGTGCGGTATTATTTGCAAACACTGTCTTCGTCAGTCCAACAGTGGCAGTCGTAAGAGCCGCACCAGTGACAGCATAGATGACATCTATGCTATCAATCTGCATACCCTTGGGAATCGGTCCACGTTGCATATTCCCAAGCGTTGCCAAGTTAGCAGCAAGAATCGGCGGAATTCCTGGCGGTAGAGCCAGTGGACCGCTGGTATTTGCTACAGTCGTAGGCCCAGCAACTCCTGCGGCTGTACCAAACTGCTCCTGATCATACGAAGACGCATACACACCAGTACGTAGCCAAGGCTCGACATTCGAGAATAACGTAGCAGCAAGTGAAGCTGCTAGCGTCTGGCCAGCAAGCCCGGCACCCTGCGTCGCGTTCACAGCATGTGCTGACGTGTCAATAAAATCGTCAAAGCCTAGGAAAAACTGAAGGTCTGGATAGGACGTGTTTCCTTCAAACCTTCCTTCAGAAATACTCATAACATCTCCTTTTCCAGCGCCTTCGCGCTCTTAAACTAGGAAATCTTCTACTTCTTCTGCAAAGTCTGGGTTACGAAGCTTTTCTACAGGTACAAATTCTTCTTTTCCATCAGTGAGTACCTGCGCTATCTTAATGTCTCTCTCACCAAGCAATCCCAGAGTACCGTTAGAATCTTGGCACTTTGGACAAAGAAGTTTTCCACGTTCCCATTTCATTAGTGCGATCTTAGTCTTACTATCACACCGATCACAGTAATGCCACGGACCTGTAAAATGTGTGTGGCGTAATCCGGTCTGTGCAAAGAAGCTCATTTTGAATCCTCAGAGTAGGTAGGGGGCGGGAGCAGGATCGCGCCCCCAGCTACTATCACAACAATGTTCCGTTGTGAATCTTCAAAGAAGCAACTAAATTCTCAACATCTGTTGAACCTAGGTTCTTTAGAAGTTGCTTGAGTTGATTCTCTTGTGCGCGTTCGTGCGATGCTTTTGGTCCCATCGCAAGTCCCTTGTTATTTGAGTAATCCTGTAGTTTTTTACCAGTATGAAAGACCTTATCTCTCATTTCCTGAATGGTTTCAGCTACAGTCTTATCACTCTTGTGAGGACACTCCCCAAATTGTCCTATTGCCCAATTGCAGTTAATACAGAGAAGCTGATACTTATCTTTTGGAAAGCCTTCTCGTATAGCGTCAGCATAAATCTGCTCATTGTTGTTAGACGCATACTGTGCCCTATGTGCTGAGCCACCGCCGTCCAAGTGATCCAACGTCAGAAAATGTGGATTATCTTCTCCACAACACTGACATTTCCAGCCAAATGCTTCAAGCATTGCAAGTTTCTGCTGCGCTCTGTATTTCTTGCCATAACAAGCTTTGCAGACATGCTTTCTGATCCTTCCATCAGGATACCTTTCAAACTTGTTAAGTGGTTTAGTTTCCTTGCAGATTTCACAAAACTTAGTTTCCATTTTTGAACCCCTTCCCTTTTGGTATGGTACACCTTTGAAAAGGGGTTGTCAAGCGGGCTAAGTCGTTTGTTTTCAGGCACTTACGGCCCTTGAGTCCCCCATACCCCCTGCCCCCGCGGGCACCAAGCAGCAACGCGCATACGAGTCTTCTGCTTGATAGCATCAGTGTCGAAGTCATCGTCAAAATCCGTTGTAGGAGCTTCACGATTGATCACTTGCAGGGCGTGGTCTGCTTTTTCTGCAATCAAGAACCAAGCAGACGGCGAGTTGAGCCAAGGAACTTCGAGATTCTTGTAATCTTCGGGCAACAGAGAATTGATCGTATTATCCCCTGTGTAAGGCTTGCCCGGAGAACCAAGAATCTCACGAACCAAGAACCGAAGTTCAGGAGGAGTGACGAGATGCTGCCACCTGAGCCGAATCGGAAATCCCATGTTATCTACCATGCGGGCAGCGTGGTTAGTAGCAAGCTGAAGACCTGCTACTGAGAAATCCACATCTACAGCAGGCCGATTAGGATAAGTTCCCGGCGCAGAAATAACGCCAGCCAAGCCTGGACCAATCGCTGTAGCCTGCGCGCCACCGAGCAAAGCATGAGCATTGTAGAAGAGAGGATTACCGTCGAATGTAGTAACCGAGGACGTAAATCCCTGGTTAAACACGTTCCATGCAATCATCTCTTTGGTAAACGCCGCAGACCGTGCCAGCAACGTCGGACCTTTCTTCCCGACAAGGCCATACTTGTCATCGTCATACAGTTCCTTGGAAGTCCTAATACCAAGGGAGTATGTCAAAGGCTCGACTCTCTTAGAAGCTCCCTGCTTCATTTCTGTATAAGAAGTCGAGGCATTTTCAGGCTTTTCAAGCAGCACAGAGATACCTGCCATCTCAAGCTCTTGTTCATACTCAAAGTCAGAATCTACCTCATGAAACACCTTGGGATAGTCTGACGATCTCAACTGACTGTCAAGGCAATCGAAGTAAATCTTCTTAAGCCCCGGCTGCATCAGTTGTGCGAATTTTGCTCTTACTTGAGGCATAAATGATCTCCTTCGATTAAGCTACTTGAATCGCTGCGGTTAGGAAGACAAAGTTGACAAGAGAATTGAGTCCCGGTCCCATCGGAAGACCAACGACCTGTACGACAGCAGAACCGCCAGTCTTGCCACCGTCAACATACCAGTAGCCATTGGCATCCTTGGTCATACCAAGAACAGCGCCAATAGTTGCTTGTGTGGTAGTCCAGTTGGCGGTCACAGTGCCGGTGGAATTGTCATATAGAGCTTGGAAAATGTTATCCTGATTCGGCTCCAAATACAACGTACGTCCATCCGAAACTGGCGTACCAAGTGCGATATTCACACCTGAAGGCTGATTAACCACACTACCCCAGGTTTGAATCGCTATGTTTCCTGTCACACCACCAAACGGCGCTACAGGAGCACCAAGACCTGCGCTACCAAGGTTAGCACCAAAGGACTCCGAAACTCCAAGAATCCCAGCCGCTACTGTAATACCATCCCAAGCTTGTACGAATCCTGAGCCATTCAACTGCACAGGAGTTCCTGACAAGAAAGTTTGTCCCGCTGCTTCGGGTTGAGAGCTGGTATACGGCGTAGTACCCGCCTTCTCCAGCACTTGTAGAATCGGCAGATGTGTAGTAAGATTTGCCGCTGCCATACGCTCTCCTCATTTGCTGTTAGGACGATGCCTGCTACACCGTAGGGTTAAAGTTAAGCTGCTGGAT